AAATGCTCTATGTGTTTCTGAAACATATCAAGAGAGTGTTTGTTGTGTACAACCCAGAACTCACCTTGAGTAAGATCATCCGTTGTTAGATTCATTAAGTTTTACAACCTCATCCATTGTCATTCCTAGTCCTTGACAAACGTCATAAAAGGTAGTGACCAACATATTCTTCCGCGAAAGCAGATGTGAGTAGTTAGGTCTTTCCATACCGATCTTGTCTGCCACTGTCTTCCTGAGTATCCCTGTCTTCTCGTGGGCTTTCTGTATACATTGTCCTGTGTGCATTGCTACCTCCAAAAGCAGGGGGCTTGCGCCCCCATCAAATTAAAAAGGAATATCAGAAGATGAAATCTCTTCCTTGGGCTGAGGTACAAAATCATCTACAGAAATACTCAAGAAAGGATTGCCTGTCTTAGACATCTTGATCCATCCTGCGATCTTGAACTCGCTACCTTTGTAGTTGAAGTTACCCTTGTAATCAGGAGCTTTCTCGTTAGTCTTGTCAGTCTGCTTGAACAGCACACCACGGTTAGTATTGTCGTATTCCATAAGTCCTCCTATTTAAAACATTTCTCTACGCCTTCGTTAATTAAATCCACTGCCTTGGTAACGCATTCCTCCAAGGCTGTGATGTATTCCTCGTCTCGCTCAACACGAACGATCAGAGTTTTCATAGTCGGGTGATAGGAAACAAAATCCCACCACTCCCTGCCCGTAATCCACAGACAGCCCATGACCTGTTGCTTGTATTTCGATGGCAATACTCCTGCCTTGAGATACTCAACGTGTGTAGCAGGGGCAGGGCATTTGATTTCTAAGCCTCCGTCCTCTGCTATCAACCCATCAGGTGAACACCCTGCATCCAGAGTGTCATGCAAACAAAACCCTACCTCGTTTACTTCTACTTCTTTGATGAACTCATACATCGCTCTTGCTTCTGGTTCTAGCTCAGTGCCTCGAGCCATGTGTTCATTCTGGTAAACATAGGTTTGTTCGCCTGTTAGTTTTTCTGCTACAAGTTGATTGATGTAAGCATCTGCTTGGGTAGACCACTTCCCTTGAGTGGTAATGATCTTCCCAAACATTGACGCTGATGGAACTCCTAGCCTTGCGGAAATCCATTCATCACTGCCTTGCTCGCAATCAATAAGCCTCATTCTTAGCCTCTTGAATCTCGTACTCTACTAAACTAACTAGCCTGTCGAGTTTGTCTGATACTTCAATCGGAGCATTGAGAATGCTAAAGATGTCAGCTTTGATTTCTGCTAGTCTCTCTAGCTCGCGCTGCTCCTCCTCTTCCAACGCTTTCTCTTGTGCAGACAAGTAACGCTCTAGGTCTACCATTACTGGATCACTCATAGCTTGCCCTCCAAAATCTCTTTCGCCTTCGCGTAATGATCAACAGATAATTTATCTATAGACTCGCACTTGAATGCCTTGCAGAACTTTTCTTTATCACTGCCTGTCTTATCAATCAGATCAGCAATGGTTTTAGCCTGAGCCTTGGTAACAAACTGAGGCGCAGCCTGTGTTGCTGTGTTTCCATCGTCATCCTCTGAAGGAATACCTGCGATAGCCTGTAGTGCATAGCGTCTTGCGTAGGTGATAGCCGATCCTGCTGCTTGTGCATCCATCTTGCCTAGTGGGATGAAGTAATCCTGCTCGAGCCACTCACCTGACGAGTGCATCAACCTCGTAGTAACACCGACAGAGTTATCACCAGTGACAGGGAATTGAACATAGCTCAATCCATGTGCCGCGAAGTGTGGCTTGATTGCCTGTATCACTGCCCCGAGGTCAGCGTACTTAGACTTGAAGAATGGGTTGGCTGCGCCCTTGATTGCTGCGCCCATCTCACCCTGTGCTACCGCCATAGCTGCGGCAAGGTTCTGGATTGATTCTGACTGCTTCATACTAGTGTCCCCTTTGTTTCCCATAAGTTAATAATCTGTGCATCTTTCGCGTATTGCTTCTTGAACTTTTCTAATGCTGATATAGCGATGTCTACATTCTGATCCAACACAAACCTTGCGTAGTCACGAAGGCAAGTAACGGCCTGTTCGTGGAACATAGCAATGTCGAATAGGTTGCCTGAATGCAGCGACTTGACCAGATCTAATGCGAATGTTTCGCAATAAGCCTGTGTGTGAAGGGCTTGGATAAGGAAGTCAAAGCCTGACTCTCTGATTGCCTGAGATACAAACTCATCAGCAAGACTATCAGGTAAATCTAACTGACCATCATCTATCCAAGTGAATACATCTTCGCGGTTTAAAAATCTTTCTATCGTTTGTATTTTCATAGTATCCCCTCCCAAGGAATGACTGTAGATTAAAATAAAAAATTGTCCTCGTCAACACTGTCATCGAAATAAAATCGCTTAGGTCTATCTTCTTGCTCGGTTAACTGCAAGCTGTTGTTATGAAAGTAGAAATTGTACCTTCCCTCCCATGCGCCATGCCTTTGTTTCGCTACCACGATGTACTGATCGTAACTTTTTTCTAAATATTCCTGCTGTTTCTCATCGAGTTCTACTAGCTTCGCTATCTCTTTCAGGCGATGTCTCTTTTGATTTGAGGCTATGACTAGCACGTTGTCCGCGAGGTCAGAGATGGTTGATGCGCCTCGTATGTCATGCTTGTCCCCGATGTAATCTTCCCCTGCCTGTTGAGGTTTTCTCAGGTGAGCAATCAGCATCACATGAATACCCAAAGTCTTACAGGCGTGTTGAAGTCTGTTGATGAAGTCAGTCTCACCATTGCGGTCATCAAACTTAATGCCGCACTTGGTCAGCGAATCTATCACCATGTACTTAACGCCAAGTTCCTTAGCGCAGTAATGCACTGCCGCCAAGATGCGGGCTGTTTCGACTGTATCTAACTGGTCGTAAATAACTATGTTCTTGTCGGCAAAGTCTGTGAACTCGTTGATAAACTCCTCGGATGGCTCACCTGATCTAGCTCCTGCGGCTTGTAAACACATCCTCCAAAGCGTTTCTGTCGGCTGCATCTCAAGTGACGCAATGCAAACCTTTGAATGCTTGGCTAGGTGTAAACAAATCTGTCCGACTATCATGGATTTCTTCGCGCCATTAGCTCCTGCAACTATGGTTAGCTCGCCCTGTCTCAGGCGAAAAGTATCAATAGTTTTCCCCCAAGGAAGGGTAGCTCCCCATATCTTCTGCCCCTTTGATCGCTCGATAACGTCATCACGCCAGTGTCCGGCAGGTTTAATCTGCTGCGCTTCCATCATCGAGGTTAGCTCGATGTATTTATCTAGCTCCAAACCCTCTGGGATTTTCATAGCTCAATCTCCCACGAGGCGGCAGGTTTATCCTTGGCTAACTGTTCCTTGTTGCGTCCTTCCCATGTCCTGACGGTAGCCTTCCACGATTTCATCTTGTGATTACCCACGAGCCATCCCCTTGATTCATACCAATCAACAAACCTCTCAGCATCTATCCCGTTACCCCTCTCGAGGCAGTAGTTTTTCACCTCATCCAGAGTGGGCGGTTTAAATATATTATTATTGTTTATTTGTTTATTGTTAAGTTGTTGTCGACTTGACTGTCGTTTGCTTGTCGTTTGCTTGTCGCTGTCTTGATACTTGCAGTAGTTAGTTATTGATATTATTGAATATTTACTGTAATTCTGCTTGTCGATTTGGTGACAGTTTTCGAGTCGTTTGATTGTCGTTCTTAATCGCCTAACTGATATGCCTAGTCTGGCACTTGCGGCATTCAACCCGAACACTATCTGTCCCCTCTTTAAATTCAATGGCTTACCGTTAAATGAGACGGTCTTGTCCTCTGTCGCAGCCCCAAGTAATAGGTACAGCCATAGCTTCAACGCTTCAGGATCATCCCATACAAAACTGTCCTGTATCTTGCGGTCTACTCTGATCCATCCATTCATATCTTCACCCCTGCCGCATCAAGTATGGCTTGCGCCTTGTAGATCGCTTGCCGATCAGAGGGTGTAGGTTTTAGATTGCCATCCTTCGCCCAGATATAAACTAATTCCATCAGGCATTTGGCAGATTCAATCTCCTCTCGAGTAGCCTTGTTAAACTCTGGCTTGTATCCATCCTCGGGGTAAATATCTGACCATGACAGCCCCGCCGCAGACAGAATCTCCTCGCCAGTACATCCTGCGAAACAGTGGATCAGCACCTTGCCGTTGTCTAAGTGTTTGATACTTAAAGAACTTGACCCGTCATCATGGGCAGGGCATTTCGCCATTGCCTTGTTGCCAGATTGCCTGACCTGCTCGAGTCTTGATAATACTTTGTTGTAGTCTGACATGATTTTCCCTTTGTGTTTTCAAAGGGATAGGGTATTCTACGCATAGCCGCGCAGTTTCCCCTCCCCTTGTGTCTGCGTGGTTAGCCCCCGAAAGGGGGCGTTTCACTCGGAGGCATACCCCAATCACCGTTAGCTTTTTTCTGTAGCCCTACCATCTCAGGCGGCACACAGAACCTATGCTCAGAATGCTTACCCTTTCGGTGACGGTCAAAGTTTCCCTCAGTTGAGAATATTTCCCAACAACTAGGGCATTGACTGCGATTTCCCATCCCTAGATTGACGTAAGGGCGAACGCCTTCACGTTTTGGTACTTCAAATTGCTCCCAAGACAGCTCAGATTTCAGCTTCATTATACTTACCCCTTGTGTTGGTATTACTTTTCAATTTAAACGCCTCACAGCGCTACCGTTTAGCCTTCAACGATGGATATATCGGCTTGCATGAATGCCGCAGCAATATCCTCGCACTCAGATTGTAATAATTTCATGCCACTCTCGCGATACTGTCTCTCAACTAAGAAGGATTTATCCTTCGTATGCTCTCGAATGTAATGCTGTTTT